TACGACTTAAGAAGCAAGTCCTTAAATATCTTAATAAGAGCTGGAGTATCCTTAGCTTTTACGATCTTATCAATCAAAGCCGCATATCCGCCTTCTACTCCGAGCTGCATCTCTGCGATTTCTGCTTCTGTAAGATTGAAGTAAAAATCCTCTTCCCTATCAATTCCATTGTAATCTGTATACTTAATTGTCTTCTTGTACATTATTTTAGTCTCCTTTACATATTTAAAGGCGGGCCAGCCGAACTGAATACCCGCCAAAATGAGTTTGATTAGTTATCAGCCCTCGCCGAAGAGATCGATGATCTCATCAGGAAGAGGAAGTCTGGAAGCTACACCAGCTGTCTTGGAATAATATGTGTCAGTAGCGAAAGTAGGTGCTTCTGCTCCAGTAACCTTTACATATTCACCAGATGCATTCTTTGTGTAGTAATCCGTATAATTAGTCGCCCAATCCTCAGGCTGAGATGTCAGCTTCGTATATGTGTCATCTGTTCCCTCAAGGATTGCTTCGAGAGTTTTGAGCTTTGCGGAGTCGGTCTTTGTAGAATCGATGATTACATTAGCTGTAGGCTTGAAACCTTCAACTGTAATAGGTGTAGTTGTAACTTCCCATGAGAATGTGATAGCCTCAGGAGAGTCATTAACTGTAGAATAACCCTTTTCAGTTGTAGATGCACGGCATCCATAGATAAGGTGAATCTTATAACCATAAGAATCACCATCCTGGTCATTACCAAGTCTAGTTCTGTAAGCGAAACCGAAAGACTTTCTCTCCTGCTGGCCGATGGATATACCAGTGGCAATTTCGGCTGAGCCATCGCAAACGCCGAACTCATCGGGATAAGTATAGGCTTCGATTGTTGCACCGAATTCCTCAGCAGAATACAGGTTCAAATACTTAATGTTATCGGCATAAATAGCAGAAGCCTCTGCACCCGAAGGAGACTCGGTTACGGTTGTAAGACCGTTCCAAGCGATTCCGTTTCCATAAACACCAGCGTTCTGAACAAAGAGTATACCGTGATCTACACCAGTCTCATAAGTTCTTTCACCGGACTGGTCCCAAAGCAACTTTGCCATGTTATTGTTCCTCCTGTTGATTTAAAATTATTACATAATGATAGAAACCATTAGCAGTAAATGCGGTTGAAAATCTAGTCATTGGAAGCTTAAGAATCTTCTTAACGGCTGGATGATCAACCTGTTTACTAATAACGGTAATTTTATAGGTTGTATAACCCAAATAATTGACATTGTCCGCTCGTATAGGAACTAGGCTATCTAGTTGATACACTATGCAAGGAAATGTCATCTTAATTGACTCCGGCGGGTTATAATAGACGGAGCTAGAACCCAAAATATCAAGTAAAGTATTGTGTAGCGTCAGTCTGTTCGTCATTATATACCCCTCCGAGAGTCAATATAAGTCGGGGAGTTTGGACCTCAACATTATTGACGGTCCATTTAGCTCCCATAAACTCTGCATATACTATATTATGAAAATTTTCATAAGCATATGGATCGGCTAATATACTAATGACGTTATTACATTCTGGAGATTTATTTGTTGTCGTAATATTATTTGAAAAGGCGTTACGGACGTAATTTCTAGTTACATCACCATAATATTTACGATCTCTTATAATAGATTCTTCCCATATTCCAGGAGAAGTCTCAACTGTCTCTCGGTATCCTATACTGCCATAATATTTAGCCATTTTGAATTTCTCCTATCAGCCTTCGGAAGCAGCAGGAGTATACTCAAGGATAATAGCAGAGAACGGCTTTGTAAGCATACCAGAGAGCCTTGTCTCCAACAGATATGTGTACTTATTGTAGTCGATATCGAAATCGTCAAACATTGTTGTCTGACCGCCCTTATCGAGACCGATTGTATAGTCGGCAAGGTTAACAATGATACCAGCAAGAGTAAATGTCTGCTCAGTCTCCTCGCCTTCATTCTCTACTCTAGAGATTGTATCAAGGATCGGAACATCGACAATGTTCTTAACTCTCATAGCTGTAGCGAGAGCGGCCTCAGACTCATAGATCCTTCTACCCATAGAATCCTTAATAAGAAGCATCTCAGCAAGGGCGGCAGGACCGATGAAGAGCGTGGGAGAACCAGAACCCTTATAGTCTACACGAGCTCTTACAGCCTCGTCAATGAGCATTTCTGCCTTATCAGCATCTGTAGCATTCTGAGGAACTTCAATAGTTCTGCGAATTGCAAACGTAGCGGAAGAAATGTTATGACCATTGATCTTAGAATCATAACCAATAAGAGGGGATACATCCTTGTAGATCGGGATTACCTTATCCTCATCAATCTTATTAGGGCTGGAGTTTCCTCTGCCGTCGCCAACAAGAACCGCTCTAGCAATTTCTTCCTTAAGCTTAATCTGCATCTCAGACTTAACCCAAGCTACAACATCGAGATCTGTAATGTCAAGGATGTCGTCTCTGTCAAACTTCTGAAGCTTGGTGATGGTCTTAGGGGTTACCTGTCTCTTAAGCAAGCCAAACTGCTCTTCAACCTTCTTGTTACCCTTGATGTAACCAACAGCTCTAGCCTCTTCAATTGTAATATCAGCGGCCATTGTCTTAAGTCTCGAGAACGGGCTCTTATGAACACCATTCATGATTGTAGAAACCCATGCCTGGTCATCGTTGATGATCTGGGGCTCCTTGTCAAGAAGGTGAGCCTCAGGGAACAGGTAATCAATGTTTGTGATACCGTGTGCAAGGAATGCTTCCTTCAGGCTTCCGCTCTTCTTTGCATCGGCAAAAATCTCTTCCATCTCAGCATGAGAAAGGGTATCGTTCTGCTCAGCTGTGGAATTATCAAAAATGTTCTTGTGCATGTCATTATCCTCCATGTCATCATGCTTTGCTTCTTCTGATCCGCCATTACCCGCATTCTCGAGGGCCATGCCGATCATGTAATACATAACGTTCTTCTGTTCTTCTGTCATCGAGTTCAAAACATCTTCGACAGTAGCTTCTTTGTTTTCTGCCATTTTTTCGTCTCCTTTAGATTCTTCATCGGCATGAGCCAACTCGACATCTTCTTCAGACTCCTCAGATGTTCCATCATCGTATGAAATATCAAAGTCGCTGTAAATTATTGCTTCATCGTCGAGTTCATCATAAGTTCCATCGCCATGAGCGATGCTTATATTATCAATCATTGCCCCAGGATTAGCCCCTGCGAGTACGAGACTAACCTCTCTAATCATGCCATGAAGGACGTCTCCGCCCTTCTGAACAAGCTTGTTGGCATAGATTGACAGCGACTTAATATCGCCATGCTTAACATACTCTTTTGCGTCATTTCCCTGCTGGGTATCATTAAAATATCCATAGCAATAAACGCCATCTTCGCGATTCTCTAGGAGTGCGTGACCGAGAACATTTCCAGGTTCGTTATGAACATGCTGCCAAACGAGAGGAACTGTCATACCATCGCAGTCCTTAAATGCGTTCTTGCGAATGGTTCTGCCATCGCCGCATCTGAGATCGTTCTTAGTGGCGTACCCACTAAAATCGTACGATTCCATTTTTACCTCCTAGTTACATTATTTCTTGTTCTTGTATTTCGCTTTTTATAAGCTTCGATGTTACTCAAATATCTACCAGACGGTAACTTTCCAGACTTACTCTTTCCGGAAGAAGACGATTTAGACTTCTCAGGCTCAAGGAAAGCGGGGTTATTTCGTATCTTTTCCATCTCATCCTCGATGATCTGTCCATACTTCTCTTCCAGATCCGAAGCAAACTTCTTGTATGCTTCTGTAGCTGTCTGTTTAGCAACTGTTGTAGATTCTTTTGCCTTTTTAACATCTTCGCTAGCTTTTTCTTGTAATGCCTTTGCCGATGACGAGTAATTGCTTTGTGCAGAGGCGTATTCTTCTGCGAATCCTTCTGATAGACTGTCTCTAACTTTAGCGTTTGCATCACGTAGTTGCTCTATCTGATTCTGTAAGCCTCGTTTAGCTGCTTCGTTATTTGTAGATGCAATCTTTTGATACAACGCCTCTGCTTGAGCTTGCATTCTTTCTGAAGAATTCGATATTACAGTTTTTAACCTATTACGGTTGGCCTCGATGTTCTTTTCTGTAGAATTTTTAAGATCTTCGAGAGCTTGTTCAAGGCCAGTCTTTATGTTAGTAATTGTTGTTTCAAGATCTTCATCTTGCTTTTGTAAATAATCCTCGGTCTCTTTTGTCTTAGCTTCAAGTTCCTTCTGATGCTTTGTATCTATCTGATTTCTCATGTACTCAGCAGCAGCTATTCCTTCTTCATTAAGACCTTTATTTGACCTACGACCTTTTAATCGCTTCGTCTTTTCGTAATACTCATGAGCTTTTTCAGGATCGTAATATTGTGATGCGTATCCTCCGGCCGGTTTATTCTCGCCAGTATGAGCTAACTCACTCTGTGCCATGGCGTCCAAACGATCAAGATACATATCCATCGTATCTGTAGCCATCTGTTGCTGGAACACAAACTGATCATTATCCATCATCATGTTAGGATCACCCATCATACTTGGATCCATTCCGGGCTCAGCCATACCTTCTTCGCCTGCTGTATTAATGTTCTTATTAATAAGCTCATCGGCTCTCGGATCCTGTGAAGGCTTAAATCCAAGAACTGCTCTAAGCTCATTAGAACTAAGAATCTCATTACGAGAAAGACTATTAGACAAGTCGGCGAGCTGATCAATAGGAACGAGTTTAAACGGATCTCTAAAGAACGAAATTCTCTGTCTCTGAGCTCGTGCAGTTTTTGTAAGAAACTTACGCTGACACTCCTCAGTAATAGCAGAAACTATAGGTTCTATTGTTCTGTTATAGTAATTGAGCATTTCATCTTCTTTAGCGGTACCATTAAATACTGCTTCGGTCAATCCTAACTGAGAATATAAAAGCTTTGTTAAATACTCGATTTGCGCTAACAAATTATTCTCAACTGGGTGGCCTAACTGAACGATCTTTTCAGTTCCATCAGTATAAGCAATGCCATACTTACTATTTGTAAGTTGGTCTTCTATCTCGCTTCGTCTCTGTTCGGCCTGTTTCTTTCTTGCTTCTGACTTAATAATATATGGAAGCTGAATTATCAAATCGAGCTTACCAGAACTGGACTGTTCATCTACTTGATCCAATAACGACAG